CCCCTCAAAATACCTTTGATGACAAAACAGATATACATCCATTAATGCCTTTTATGGGTGATTCATTATTAGAAGGAAGACATGGTCAAAGTATCCGTTTTGGAAGTACAGCTCGATCACCTATAAATAATGAACCTATTATAATAAATAATAATTGGTCTGAAACAGGTGAAAATGGTGACCCAATTACTATTTTAAGAAATGGGCAACCAACAAAAGTAAGTGATAGAGGTTGGATACCGATTACAGAAGATATAAATAAGGATTTATCCTCAATTTATTTAACATCTTATCAGAAATTACCTTTTAGTATAGCGAATGAAAATTTTTCTTCATATTCTAACAATACATCCCCAGAAAAACCTGCTCTATATATAAACCCACAAATTATCCTTAATTCAGATAGAATTATATTAAATGCTAAAAATGATAGTATTTTAATTAGTGGACAAAATTCTGTTGGTTTATCATCAAATGGAAGTATTAATATAGAATCTACAAGTGAAATCAATATTGCTAGTAAATTAATTAAATTAGGTGGAATAAAAGCTAATCAATCTGTTTTAAAAGGAGATGAAACTATAGGATATTTAAAAATATTAATCATTGAATTACAGAATATAGCAGAGGCCTTAAAAGTAGTTCAAGATTGGCCTGGTGGGGTTCCTTCACCAAATCCCGTTATTTTAACTGCTGCAAATTGTGCATTGCAAGTTTTTGAAAATGTTTATAATGAAATAGATAGTGTTAAATCTAAAATTGTTAAAACTCTATGATTTATTCTATAAAAGGAACCATTATAGACAGCCAATCCCAGGACCCTATTAAAGGGGCCAAAATAACTATTATCCCAGGTGAATCTATATTTTCGGATTCATTAGGAAATTTTAATATATCTGGAGAAGTTCCTGAAGGGGAAAGTTTATACATGAATATAAATTCTAAAGGATATCAATTTATTGAACCTCCATTATATAAAGGAGATAATACTTTAAAAACTGATTTGGGGGTTTTGCAATTACAACCTATAATTCCCTCTTTAACACAAGATAAAATTAAATCTACTCAATTAAGTAGAGACCAAATTAAAGAAATATCTAAAGATAAAAAAGATCTTTCATATTATGCTGAGGAAAAATTATCTAATCAAATAAACACCATAAAAAATACTTTAATACCATCTATATTAACTATGATTGCTACTTTTGGTATTACTAAAGTATCTGATTATAAAGCAGAACAACTACCAAAACTTTTAGATCAATCATTTTGTCCTACACAAGCTGAATTAACTAATTTAATCAATAGAAAAAATAAATTAGTTAAACAATTAAGTAATAGTTTAAAAATCATAGATTCAACAACCAAAGCTTTAGGTATTACCCAAGGAATTATTACAGTATTAGATATTACTTTATCTACAGCTGATAATATCCCATCATCCATAAACCCATTCCCCCCAGGATTAAATAAAAAATTAAGTAAAACAATTGATAAATTAAAATCAGTTAATGCCGGTATATTATCTATACTAATAATTTTACGTCAAGTACTAATTCAAGCTATTCAATTACTTAATTTACTTGATTCACTTGTTCAAAAATGTTACCCTGATGCTGATCAAGAGCAAATTGCTAAAGAATTAACAGCATTAACCAATCAACAATCAACCCAAACATCCCCAGTAATTACAAATGCCTATGGATTTACAATGGGGGTTGAAACTGAGGTGACAAATAAACCATTAAAACGTAGAAGAGCTATAGCTACAAATAAACAAAATGTAGTAATACTAAAAGGAGAATGGTCATTTAGTTCAATTGATCAAATATTAATAGATGAGCTTGTATTCTATATTCAACAAAATAATTTAAAAGCAGATTAATCAAATATTTATAACCATATGAAAGCAACAGAATTAAAAAAATTCATTAAAGACGCCGTAAGAGAAGCAATCCAAGAAGAATTAAAGGATATTCTATTGGAGGCTGTAAAATCACCTAAACAAGTAGTTAGAGAATCATATGCTCCACCTGCTCAAACACCCCAACCAACATTTACTCAACCTACAATGGATTTGAGATCAAAATATGCTGATGTGTTAGGTGAAACAGCTATGAGCTTTACTTCAAATGATGTAACACAACCATTTAGACCTCAATCTATGGATACAGTAAATGGAAATTTAGGAACAGGTGAAGTAGGAATGGATCAAATTATGAATTTATTAAATACTAAATAATGGCATTTAACCCACAACAGATAAATACACTTGATTTAAATCCTAACGTTGCCGTTGGGGTAAATTTACCTTTTAGTGGGCCTGGAGTTTTTACTCCAAATTATTTAACAGCTCAAGCTATTAAAAATAACCTAATTAATTATTTCCTCACCAACCCAGGAGAAAGACCATTAAACCCAACATTTGGTGGTGGATTAAGATCATTTATTTTTGAACAAATTTCAGAAGGTACTTTGGATGGGTTAAAAGAAAATATAAGTTTTAAATTAGAAAATGTATTCCCTACAGTAATAGTAAATTCTTTAGATGTATTAAAAAATGATGATGAAAGTTCTATTATTGTTCAATTAAAATATTCTGTTGCTAATTCAAATATTAACGACAATATAACATTCCAATTTTAAAAAATGGCTACAACAAATAGAGATATAAAATATATTAATCGTGATTTTACTGATTTTAGATCACGTTTAATAGAATATGCTAGAACATATTTTCCAAACACATATAATGATTTTTCCGAAACTTCTCCGGGAATGATGTTTATGGAACAAGCCTCTTATGTTGGAGATGTTTTGTCATTTTATTTAGATAATCAATTTCAAGAAACCTTTATCCAATATGCTCAACAAACAAATAATGTTTTTGATTTAGCATATATGTTTGGATATAAACCAAAAACCACCGGTGTAGCTCAAACTATAGTTGATTTTTATCAACAATTACCTTCAATTAATGTTGGTGGAGATTATTTACCTGATTATAGTTATGCTATAACGATTGGAGAAAATACTACAGTAACATCCCAAAATGGAAACTCTTTTATTATCCAAGATAAAATCGATTTTTCTGTTTCAAGTTCCCAAGACCCAACAGAAGTAACCATATATCAAATTTCCGGAAATACTCCACAATATTTTTTATTAAGAAAAAGTAGAAAAGCTATATCTGCTAATATTTCAACATCCACCTTTAATTTTGGTGCTCCTCAACAATATCAAACTGTTAATATTAATAATGAAAATATTATTAAAGTATTAGATGTTACTGATTCTGATGGAAATGTATGGTATGAAGTAGATCATTTAGGACAAGAAATGGTATTAGATACTATTAAAAATACTAATATAAATGATCCTAACCAAAATGGTGATACTCCATATTTATTAAAACTTAAAAAAGTAGCTCGTAGATTTGCAACTAGATTTACATCTTTAAGTAATCTCCAATTACAATTTGGAGCTGGAACACCAACAACAGTTACTGAAGAAATAACTCCAAACCCAAATAATGTAGGTATTGGTTTACCATTTGAAAAAGATAAATTAACCACAGCATATTCCCCAGTTAACTTTTTATTTACAAATACATATGGTATTTCACCTTCTAATACTACATTAACAGTAAGATATTTAACCGGTGGAGGTGTTTCATCTAATATTCCTGCTAATACATTAGTTAATTTAAATACAACAAATTGTAGATTTAATAATATTAACCTTAGCTCAACTACAGCAAATTATGTATTTGCTTCTTTAGCATCAAATAATACAGATGCTGCCTCTGGAGGTAGAGGAGGAGATACATTAGAGGAAATTAGACAAAATACTTTAGCATTAGTTGCATCCCAAAAACGATCAGTTACCGCGGATGATTATTTAATTAGAGCTTTAAGTATGCCTTCTGATTATGGAGTAGTATCTAAAGCATTTATTGAACAACCTAAATTAACAGATAATCAAGTTTCAACAATTGAGACATTAAATTTATATGTTTTATCTTTAAATTCATTAGGTCAATTAGATTATGCTAATGACACTTTAAAAAATAATTTAAGAACATACTTATCCCAATATAGAATGATTGGTGATAATATTGAAATTAGAGATGCTTATATCATTAATATTGGTGTAGATTTTGAAATCATAGTATTACCCGAATATAATAATAATGAGGTTTTACTTGCGTGTATAACTGCATTTCAAACATATTTTAATATAAATAATTGGCAATTAAATCAACCAATTATGATGCGAGATTTATATATCATGCTGGATAAAATTAAAGGAGTCCAATCTGTTAAATCAGTCAGTATTTCTAATAAAGCAGGAACTACATCAGGATATTCTCAATATGCATATGATATAGTAGGTGCAACACAAAATCAAGTAATTTATCCATCATTAGATCCTAGCATTTTTGAAGTAAAATACCCTAATTTAGATATAAAAGGTAAAGTAGTTCCTTTGTAATGCCATATTTATAATAAAATATTATAGATGGCTATATATAAATTATTTCCTACTCAAGACGCAACCTTATATTCCCTTTACCCTACAATGAATACAGGGTTAGATGCTATCTTAGAAGTATCTAACACATTTGGACTTGAAGGAACTCCGGATGTAGCAAGATACCTTATTCAATTTGATACCGATGAAATAGTAGATATTATTGATAATAAAATCAACGGTAAATCATTTAATATTTATTTAAGAAATTCAATTGCAGAAGCCCAAGGTATTAATACTACTACTACTTTAGAATTAAGACCTGTAGCCCAAACTTGGAATAATGGTACTGGATATTTCTTAGATTCTCCTGTTGTATCTGATGGAACATCATGGGGTTCATCCACATATTCTGGTTCAAGTACTTGGTCTATGAATGGAACCGTTGGTGGATATACATTTACAGGTTCATACAATTCAACATATGCTTCTCAAGGAGGAGGAAATTGGTTTACAACATCTAGTTTTTTAGTAACTGAATCATTTGGTTTACGAGCAAATAAAGATATTAATTTACCTGTAACTAATGTTATTAAAGCATGGTATAGTTCCTCTATTCCTAATTATGGCTTTATAGTTAAATTATCAGGGTCATCGGAATTTAATCCCAGTGAAGATATTCAACCAACATTTAAATATTATAGTGTTGATACAAATACAATATATCCTCCAACATTAGAATTTAGATGGAGAGACTATGAAACAGTCTTAACAGGATCAGCTACTGGAAGCATAGTGACTACTTCAAATATTAAAATGTCTTTAGCTGAAAATCCAGGTGTTTTCTTCCCGGAAAGTATAAATAGATTTTATATAAATTCAAGTCCTTTATACCCAACCAGAACTTTTCAAACATCATCCATTTATACCAATTTAAATTATTTGCCAACTTCTTCATATTATGCAATAAAAGACTTGGCTACCAACGAATACGTTATTAACTTCGACGACAATTATACTCAAATTAGTTCTGATTCAAATGGGAATTATTTTACAGTTTATATGAGTGGTTTAGAACCTGAAAGATATTATAAAATTTTAATTAAAACTATATCCCCTCC